ACCCAGCCGCCGCCGTTCTTCTTGGCGCGCTTCTGGACCGCAATAAACTGGATCGGGTAGAGCGACGCGGCGACCTTTATCTTCACGCGCGCGTCGTCTTCCCAATGGCCCTTGACTTCGTGTGCCTGGAGCTGACCGTCTGCCAGCATCACAGCAAAGTCAGGCGTGTAGAACGTGTTGTCGGCAAGCCGAAACTTCATGCCCTCGAACTTGAACCAGACGATTTCTCCAGCCGTTTTCAACGCTTCAAGGTGCGCGTTGTATTCGGCTTCCGTCTTGTTCATCTCGCCGGTTTTCAGGCGCCCGAGCGCGTACTGCGGGCGTTGAGTCGTCAAGGATTCCTTGACCGCTGCCACCGGCACCACGCGACCCGACGCCGATACGCTCGACGCGCCGACGTGCTGGCGGTACTCGGATAGGGTCATGCGGGCGGTCATGCTGCCACTTCCTCTTCGTCAAACGAAAAGAGCGACGGCATCATGGCTTCCGGCTCTGCACGCTCTGCGCCGTCGCGTTCGCGCGCCCAGTCTGTGACGCGAGCCCACAGCTTGTGATCGGGCGTCAATGTCAGCCCAGGAACGCCCTGGGCCCGCACAGTGATAGTCGGGCGGATGCCGGTCTGTCGCGCCACCAGCACACGGCGCCAGCGGCAATTGATCGTCATTTTGACGCCTCGTAGAACTTGGTAACCGACTTGACCAAATCGTAGCTAGGCCGCTTCCCGCGTATGCCCGTCACAATGTCGCTAACGTACTGCGAGCTGTAGCCAATGCCTTCGGCAATCTGGTTTTGCGATAAGCCTTTTTTCTTGAGGCGCTCAATCATTGTTTTGATTTTCATGCTAGAGAATGTATCACGCCATTGCGGATACTGCTATACAGAATTACTTATGACCCGTATAAGTGTTGCTGTATAGACATATCCGCTAATGCGTGTAAACTTCTTCCCATGCCTTCAAAACACCGAGGCACCGCGAAACGAAGCGTCACCCAGTAGCAGTAACTACCCGAAACCCGAACAAGAGTCTACGGACTCTCTCGCAAGAGACGGAAAAGCGACACGGTAGCCAGGACTACAGATTGCACGGTGACTGTCCGCTGGGAGGGCAAGCGAAGTAAGCGGCGGGTAGGTAGCGAGCAATGTTTCGAGTGAGTAGGGCCAGGGGATGGCGGTGGCGGTGACGTCGACCGGGTGGCCTGGCGGGGTTTGCCGTGCGATGGCGGCGTTGATGAGGAGGCAGGCGGCGTCGGCTTCTTCTCGCGTGGGGGCGGGGTAGGTGTCGTCTTGTCCGCTTAGGTGGACGGCCCAAAACGTGGGTTCGGTGCGTTGGGTGGTCATGGTTGACGGTCCATGTCGTTGGCGATGGCGCGGACTTGGCGCTGAATGTCGCTGCGGTGGCCTTGCAGGTGGATGCTGATTTGGCTTTGCGCGAGGCCCATGGCGGTGGTGCGGAGTTGGTCGCGCTCGGCTTGCGCGGCGGCGAGTTGGGCTTCTTGGTGGTCGAGCGTGGGTTGGATGGCGAGCAGCCAGGCGATGCCGAGGGTTCCGGCGGCGATGCCGAGGCGTTCGGCGATGGCGCGGGCGTGACGGCGCAGCCAGTGGCTGATGGTGGCGAGCCGGTGGGCGCGCTGTTGGGCGCGCATGGCTTGTTCTTGCCGGCGCTTGGCGCGGGCAAGGATGCGCTGGTGTTCGGCGTGCAGGCTGGCGACGTGAGGTGCGCGGCGGCTGCGGGCGTGGTTGAGCAGGCGCAGGGTGCGCAGCGCGTGGATGGGGTTCATGCGGTGGCTCCGGTTGGGGTGCTGGCGCCGGCGATGGCGCGGGCAATGGTGAGTAGGTGCGCGGCGCTGGCGATGGGGCGCGAGCGTGGGGTGTGCGCGGCGATGGCGCTGCCGCGGCGGGTGGCGTCGAGCGCGCGGATGCGTTCGGCGTGGTAGATGGCGTTTTCGATGGTGCGGCGGGCGATGGTGTCGCAGTGGGCGGCGTGGGCGGCGGCGATGGTTGGGCCGCAGCGCAGTGCGCTGATGCTGACCTTGAGTTTTGCTGGGTTCACTTGGCAGCCTCCAGCAGAGCCAGAATGTCTGGCATGCGCTTCACCAGCGCAGAAATTGCCCGCTTGCGTTTCTGGTCATCGTCATGGAGGTACTTCTCAATCAGGTAATAGATCGGCGATGTGTCGCCGGTCGCGGCGATGAACGCCTCAAGATCGGCGACCGAAAAATTGCGCTTGTCGTCGGGGTTGTCGCTCAGTTTCCGCGACAACTCCGACTGCGACATATCCATGTCAGCCGCGATCGTTTTCAGCGGGTTGCGGTGAGTGAGTGCAGCCTCGCGAACGCACGCCAGCAACGATGTGTGGCGTTCAGTCAGGCCGGGCTCAAAGTCGAGCGTTAGCTGGTTACTGGCAACTACTGGCATGAGAGTTTCCTGTACTTTCCGGTACGACGGGCGGCAAAATTTTTTGCCTATGGAACACGATCAAATCTTTTGGAGCGGCGCTGAGGGAGGAAAAACAGCGCCACTCAAAAAGCCCACCGTTGCCGGTGGCAAACACCATCACGACGGGGCCGTCGGCGACAGGGAGTTGGAATTCATGTTCTTTGTCGGTGGCGTTTGGGTGCCGCCACCGCAAATCCACGGGCGCGAGGAGTGACCATTCACGCTGCGGCCTTTTCGGGTGGCGAGAACACATCCGGGCGGACGGCTCGCAGATACATCTCGCGGGCTCGCGGAATGCCGTCTGTTCGCCATTGAGAAACGGCCTGTTTTGTGACCTCGCACAACTCCGCGGTAGCCTGGGTGCCGCCCAACCGCTCAATCACTACCTCTGCGCTTACTGTGTCTGCATTCATGCCGGAAGTAAAACATACTTTACTTTGCGAGTCAAGCATACTTTCCCGGAAAGCCTCTACGCTGCCGGGCATGATTGAGAGTTACGGTGACCGCCTCAAAAGGCTACGGACAGCATCAGGTAAGTCTGTAGTGGCCCTAGCCAAAGAAGTCGGGATTACAAAGCAGGCTTGGTACGCCATTGAGCGTGGGGAGAGCGGGCAATTTGCCGGCGACAACCTTGTTCGAGCGGCCATCGCGCTCGGGGTCACTGAGCAGGAGATAACCACCGGCAAGCCGCCGAAGCGCAAACCGACCGCGGATGTTCCTGGCGAGTACGACGCATTCAGCTTCGTGCCAAAGGCCCGCGTCACCGTTTCAGCCGGTCTGTCCCAATTGTGATAAACGAGTGATGCCGCCGGCGGGCCGACGCTTCTCGCTTTAGACCGGCCATGTGCCGGTTTATTTTTCGCCCCGAAGTAAAGATTGCTTGACTTCTGCGGTAAAGCATGATTTACTTCCTCCAACGCTGCAACACACCGCAGCGCCCGGTAGCGAAGGTAACGGCAGGAAACTCGGACAGTGCGCCACTCAACGATGCGCACGCCCTGCAAGGGGCACGGAGAAGCGACATTGCCGCCAGATTCGCGGGCTTTACTGGGCTGGCCGTTGGGAGGCCGAGCATGGTGTTGAGTGGCGTGGGAAACCACACCAAGGGAAGCCATGCAAGACCTACAACCCGCCCCGACGAGCCTCAAGCGCGCCGATCTGATCGCCACCATCAAGGGGCTGATCGCCGAGCGCGAGGCGTTTGTCGCAGCGAATCCAGGGCATGAAGACGTGCCCGCGTTTCGCGCCGACATCGAGCGCAAACGGACGCTGCTTGCGTTGATTGATCCGCCGAGGGTCAGCACCGACCACGACCGCGGCCATGTGCACAACTGCACGGGCGCTATCGGCGCGAGCTGGTTTCGGTCGATGTTCGACTACCGCTACTTTGTTGTCTTGATCGGCACCAGCGGCCTGATTGCTGTCACCGATGACTTTGGCGATCTGGTGGGGGTGACACTGTGAGCGGCCTGGTGACCCTTGATATTGACCGCCTCAACATGCGGGTAGACCTGAGCGCCGGGCGAGTTCGTATCAAACAAAGTCTTCCATACGCCGAATCTGACGCCGGTCACTATACGCACCGCGTGCGTTCGGCGGCGATCTACACCATGCTTGGCAAACAGCACATGGGAATACGTTGCTGGTGCGGCATGTCCTTGACCATCGGCGGGACGCGGAGCGCTGGCAGCAAGTTCGTCGCGGTTCCGTCGCTCGGGCGCCCAGTCTGCGCGACATGCGAAGGGCGAGCGATCGGCGCTGGTCTCGAAGACTCCCACAAGATCAACGGCCGCATGGTCAGGTTTCAGCCGCAGATTCGGAGGGCAGCATGAACGCCATCACCGCCGAAGCCAACGCAGCCCTGCGCGCGGCACTTGCTGACCCGTTTGCAGGTATGACTGAACAGGAGCTTGATCGCATCGCACGCGGGCAACCGCTGCCCGAAGGGACGTGCCACAACCGAGACATCTGCGAGAGCTACGCCCGCGAGAACCGCGACGGCCTGCTGCTCGAAGCGCTGGTGAACGATTCGCGCGTGCTGGCTTGTCTGGCGCGTGGTGACATCTCTCAACTTTCGATTGAGTGGTGTCGCGTGTTCCACGATGTAGTTGATATCGTCGAGGAGAAGATGCGATGACCTACACCGTCCGCGTCTTGTGCGTAGCTCTCGCCACGGCTTGCGCTGCCGCCTTTCTGCTGCTCTGGCTGATCGGACTTGACGCCATTCCCGCACCGGCGCCGCTGATCATCCGCGCGCCTGAGCCGTGCATCCAGTTGTCCGACCTGCCGATGCGCAAGGCGTACCGGCCCGAAGACTTTTCCCGCTTGTGTGACGTGCAACGGTACGACGAGCGGTTTCACGCCAAACCCAACAACCCCAAGCGGGTTCAACCGGAGTAATCCATGACCACAGCCCTTACGACACCGCGCGTTGACGTGCCGTCGCTCTCAATGAACGAGACCGAGTTGATGAACGTCTTGCGCAACAGTCTCTACCCTGGCGCGAAAGACGAGTCGATCAAGCTCGTTGTTTCGTACTGTCGTGCTTCCGGGCTTGACCCGATGCAGAAGCCAGTACACATCGTCCCGATGAACGTGAAAGACGCACAGAAGGACAAATACGAGTGGCGCGATGTCGTCATGCCTGGCATCGGCCTGTACCGCACGCAAGCCGTTCGTACCGGCGCCTATGCTGGCGTCAGCGAACCCGAGTTCGGCCCGGACGAGGAATTCACTGTCGGCGAATTCAAGATGAAGGTGCCGCTCTGGTGCAAGGTAACAGTTCGCCGCCGCTTGGACGACGGCCAGATCGGCGAGTACACGGCGAAAGAACTGTGGCGCGAGAACTACGCCACGGCAGGCAAAGACACGGCCGCGCCAAACGCCATGTGGAAGAAGCGCCCATATGCCCAACTGGCGAAGTGCGCAGAAGCTCAGGCGTTGCGCAAGGCGTTCCCGGAGACCGGCGCCCAGCCGACCGCCGAGGAAATGGAAGGCAAATCGCTCGACGACGCCCCAGTTATTGAGGGCAGCGCGCGACGAGTTGAGGAAAAGACACAACAAACGTTGCCGACGATGGACCAATCTCGCTTCGACGGAAATTTGCCGGCGTGGACGAAGCTGATCCGTGACACCGAAAAGGGCAAGACGGCGAGCCAGATCATCGCGACCGTTTCCACCAAGTATGCGCTGACATCCGAGCAAGAAGCAGCGATCCGCAAGATTGAAACCGAATTCACTGGAGAAGCAGCATGACCGCAATGAAAGTCCACAATGTCACTCAAGGCAGCCCGGAGTGGCACGCCCTGCGCGCGAAACACTTTTGCGCATCCGAAGCAGCGGCCGTCATGGGCGTCAGCCCGTACATGACGCGCAGCGAACTGCTGCGGCAGAAGAAGACCGGCATCGTGCCAGACGTTGATGCGCAGACGCAGCGCCGGTTTGATGACGGACACGCGACCGAGGCCGCGTTCCGCCAGGTTGTCGAGCGGATCATCGGCCAAGACCTGTACCCAGTCGTCGGCACGCTGGAAGTTGATGGCCTGCCGCTGCTCGCCAGTTTTGACGGGCTCACAGCAGACGACGAAACCGGATACGAGCACAAGCGCATCAACAACGACTTGCGTGCGCTGCGCGATGCTGAAGCACCGATGGTGCCCGACCAGTACGTGTGGCAACTCGAACAGCAGATGCTCGTGTCTGACGCCCGTGGTATCTGGTTCTGCGCGAGCGACGGCACCGAAGATGACAGCCTGCTCATTTACTACGAGAGCGACCCGGAACTGCGCGCCAAGCTGATCGCCGGGTGGAAGCAGTTCGCCGCCGATCTGGCGAACTACGTCGAGCCCGAGTACATCCCGGCGCCCGTCGGCAAAGCCGTAACGTCGCTGCCAGCCGTGTCGGTCAATGTCAGCGGCGCCATCGACATCCGCGACAACTTCAAGGCGTTCTCGGCGGCGCTGACCGATTTCGTTGAGACGCGCCTGATCCGTGAGCCGAAGACCGATCAGGACTTTGCCGACCTGGATCTGCAAATCAAAGCGCTGGCCGATGCCGAGAAGGCGCTCAAGGGTGCCGAGGCAAACATGCTGTCGCAGGTCGAGTCCGTTGATCTGGCGAAACGCACGCTTGACCAGCTGCACAAACTGGCGCGTGACAACCGCCTGGCAGCCGAGAAGCTGCTCGCCGCGAAGAAGGAGAGCATCAAGGCCGACATCGTCAACGAAGGCCGCGCCGAGTTGCTGGCGCATGTCGAGGCGCTGAACAAGCGACTGGGCAAGCCGTACATGCCGGCCGCCGTGGCCGACTTCGCGGGCGCGATCCGAAACAAACGCACCGTAACCAGTCTCCGCGAAGCCGTCGCCGTGACGCTGGCCAACGCAAAGATCGCGGCGAGCGCAACAGCCGACCGCATCGACGCCAACCTGAAAACGCTGCGCGAGCTGGCCGCTGATCACGCCTTCCTGTTCGCTGACACCGCGCAGATCGTCATGAAGGACAACGCCGATCTGGTGCTGCTGATCAATGCCCGCATCGCAGAGCACAAGGCAGCCGAGGAGAAACGCCTTGAAGCCGAGCGCGAACGCATCCGCAAGGAAGAACAGGACAAACTCGCCGCCGAAGCCAAGCGCCTGGCCGACGAAAAGGCAGCAGCCGACGCCAAGGCAGCGGCTGAAGCAGCGACCGCGGCTGCAGCGCCACCGGTATCACCGCCGAGCCAGGCAGACGCGGCAGCTACACCAACGATGACGGCCACAGTTGCGGCCGTGGTTCCGCAAGCGGCTGTTCAAACGTCCGGCTACATCGCGCCAGCGCCGCAATTGTCCGACCGCGCAGCCGCGTTCTTGGCTTCACGCGAGTGGCCGAACCAAGCCGCACGAAACAGCGCCCGCGCAGTGCTGATCGAGTTCGAGCGCTTTTGCGCGAACGGACTGAAAGCCGCAGCATGATTCGCGCTCTACCCAATGATGTACCCAGC